TTGGCGATCCAGATCGAATTGCCGTAACGCCACGCTCGCTGACGCATATTGACCAGGTTCGTGCCGTTGATCGTATCGGCTGCCTGACCACCTTCTTTCGCCACAGAGATTGTTGCGGCGGCGTTCAGGATACCGACAGGAGATCCTGCCCCGGTTCCGTTGATCTTTTCATCGAGCATCTTGCTGGCGAATTCGTCAGAGAATCCACGTTCAAGGAGGGCGATGAAAGAGACGGCTGACCGCTCGAGGAGTTGCTCAGAAGCGTAGCTGAGCCCCATAAGGGCTGTCGCTTCCAGCTTCACGTTCTCCAATGCCATGCGGCTGGAAGAAGGAGCTTGAGTTTCTGTCGTACGCCCGACAGTCAAACCACCACTGACAGAAGAAGTATGATTCTTGTCAGTCCGGGCAGGGATGTTAACCACATCCGATGCCATTGGGATTTGCATGACGCGGCCAGCCGTAGGATCGGCCTCAACTGGTACAGACAAAACTTCGGGACGAAACGCTTCGGGGATCAAGAATCCACCGTAAGTGTTCGACAGCGTTGAATGCTCGTCGCTACCAGCGGCAGCAAGAAACTTCAACTGGGGAGAAACTTTGCCTTGCATTTCAGCCTGCATGACATCTTCCAGGAAAACCCCTGGGCGAGAGTAACCCAGAGAAGGGTCTTTCTGCCATGCGTCTTCGATCTTCGTGATCTTAGGCTCTTCGGATTGGGTGTCGACTTCATCGCCGCCAGAAAGAGCTTCTACCCGTCGAAGACGGTCCTCTTCCTTGGCGATGGAAGCGTTTAGCTCTTCCACTTTTGCTTCGAGTGCGTCGAACTCTTCGTCCGTAACTCCTTCGTCAGCACCGGCTTTCAACGCCTTCTTAGCTGCCACGAGGTCTTGCTTCAGTCTTTTGAGATTGTTCATAATTCGGCCATTACCTTAAGAGAAAGGGTAAATGAGAGAGATTAGTTTTGGCCGCATAGCGTGCCGTAACTAGCCGAATTTCGTACTAGCTTGTCGCTCCAGTTTAAGGTTCTTCTGAATCTAAGTCAAATTTTTCAGGCCATAGCCGCGCGGAGTCGACGATCCCTAGTCTTAGATTTCAGTTTACTGACCTTTTCTGCGATGACTTCATCGAGGGTGGCAACCCTATCTGCCATGCCTCTGCTGATAGCTTCTTTCGCCAGGAAACTTCTCCCCTGTCCGAAATCAGCTTCTACTTTGGACGCTTCGATTCCGCGACCACGAGCAACAGCGTCGATGAACTGCACATAGAACTCGTCCACGAGACCCTGCATGTGTTCCTTGTACTCTTCTGTCGGAGCCTCGTATCCTTCAGCTTTATATTTACCGGCTTTGATATAAGTGACGTTTGCTTCCTCTTCGGAGTCGTCGATAACCGGGAGGATCACGCCGATGGAGCCGAGATACCCGCTCTCAGTCGTGACAATCTCTGTAGCTTGCGATGCAAGAAAATATGCCGCTGAGTGCGCGTTGGCATTGACCACCGCTGTAACCGGCTTAGCACTTCGCAATTCGTAAATAGCTCGTGCCGCCTCGGGGAGGCCGAAGACCGATCCACCGGAAGAGTCCACGTCGATAATGACCTCCGCAATGTCTTCGTCTGCTTCAAGCGTCTTCGCTGCCTCTCGAATTTCCATTGCGGACATCCCGCCGGAAGTGAAGATAGAAGGTCGATGGCTAATAGTCCCGTGAATGCCCATCAACCCGATTTTGCCCGTTTGCCTGGTCAATCTGTCTTGACGTTCTTTCGCAGCTGCCTGTAATTCCTGCTTGATGTCAGCGGCGATGTCCACGCCCTTTTCCTTGGCGTTCAGGACGCCGACGATAGCGTTCAGCTTTGATTCTGTAATGGCCCATGGGTGCGCGCAAAGTTCCTGAGCGATGTGTTGGTATTTCATACGATCACCTGTTTAAGACCGTCCGAGACGGTGGAGTAAAGATTCTCTTTCCTGGATTGGATCCACTGCTCCGTATCCTCGGAATCGGATAAGGATTTAACAGCCCCTGCAGTGATATCCTCTACAAATTTGATTCGGTCGATGTCTTGCACGCCCGTAACTTCGCAAAATGTATTGATCCTTGAATCAGTCCACTCTGCGTGCTTAGTGTACCACTCTACTGCCCATTCCTTAAATTTTTCCGGGTCTTTAACTGCACCTGACTCTCTTTTCTCAAGCTGAGCTTCTTCCCGCCTGGCGATGCTGATCGCAAGGTCTTCTGCGAAAGCATAGGCAACAGCTTCACCTTCAGACTGAGGGGGAGGAGCAGTCTCAGATCCTTTGTTTCTCGGATTGATAGCAGGGTTTTCGTACTTATCACCTTCACCGTCCGACCTTGGGTTCATATTTTCCAGGGATCGAACTTCATCAGGCGACATCCATTGATTCTGGATCGCGGACGCATAAGCCTCGTATCGGGACTGTGTATCCCCTCTCAACAGTCCTTCGGTCAAAAACTCCACGTAGAACTTGTCTTGATATAGCAAGTCCCTCTTCATCGCCTTCTCGACTCTCACGAGCCACGGTCGTAACGTATGTGTTACGAACTGAATCGACATGTGTTCGATGTTGTTGAACGTAGCTTTGTCGAGCGATTGCACCATGTGCAGCGGAACGCGAAATATCCGGCAGATCTCCTCGACCTGGAACTTACGAGTTTCCAGGAATTGCGCGTCTTCGGGAGTCACCGAAAGCTGACTCCACGACATACCTTCTTCGAGAACAAGTGGCTTGTGGAATTTTCCACCGTGATATTCGAGCATCTGCTTGCGAAGACGGTCAACAGCTTCCTCGCTGAGATTATGCGGGTGCTGCAAAACACCGCTGGGACGTAGACCGCTCTCGAACAGCTGGAGCCCCATCTGTTCCGCACCTAAAGATATGCCTAGAGAGTCTCGGGCGTAGCTTAAAACGGAGGTTCCCCACATCCCGTCCAGAGACATCCCCATAACGTGCAAGACCTCGTGCGAGTCGAGAGTTTCGTCGTCGTCGAGGTAAAACCGCTTCCTCCCGTCCGGAAGCATTTTGACCTTCTGGACTCTCAAAGGGTTAATCGGTCGCAGTTCCCCAATTGGCCCCTGTGAGTTCCCCACGATGCGGTGCAAGCTGTTACCGTTCAGCAGCAGATAGTTAAACATCTGATCGTAAAATTCTACAGACGTTTGCCACCTGTTTGGGGTGTCATGAATCACAGAATGGAGGTACGAATCAGATGCCCTCTCCTTGGTGCCGTCTTTGTTACGCTTGTACAGGTTCACTGGCAATGTTGAACCCGATTCCGCGATGACCCGAACACAAGCCAGAACAGCCGAAATTTTAAGGGCATACTCGGGGGTGATTTGGGGTCTTCCGCTCGCAGCGTCCAACATACTGGTATACCAGAACGGATGACCAGGGTTCGGTTGCCCTGATTCCAAGTGTCCCCCGTGGGACCAGAACATGTTCTTTAATGCCTGCAAGATACTCATAGTGTCAGCAGTCCTCTGCTTTCGTACACGCTCTGTTGTGGTCTATATTCGTTATCGATTGCCAAGGCTAACGCTGTTACAGCTGCCACTGGACCGTCAATCTTCCTGACTCTAGCTAAACCTTCGTCCGCTTTGAGCAGTCGTTTTCTTCCTGCGGTGTCTTTTACATGAATGTTGCCCATCATCCAATCAAAGACTTTGTTGCCTGGGTGCCGGATCTTATTTTCAATCGCCAATGCCTCAAACTCATTGATAGGCTCGAACAGAGCAGTTCCCTGATTTACGGACACTCGCTCTACTCCGTACCCTTTGCTCAACTCGCCACCGTCTACTGACGAAGCCCCCTGTTCGATGATCTGAGTTACGGATTCTGCTTTGTGAGGATCGTAGGCCAGATACCTCACGTCGCAATGGTCGTTTATCATACCAAAAGTGTCGTAAATTGTCCCAACAGAAATTACATCTCCAGGACTTACAATGAGATCGCCGTTCTCGACCCACTCCGCGAATGGAGCTAAGTTCGAATTCCTTTCCATGTATGCTTCAGGGGCGATGACGAACGGCCAGATAGTCAGCCGACTTATCCCATGGCTATCGTACTCAGGGAACAAGCAAGAAAACGCTGTAAAGTCCCGCTTGTCGGATTTATCGAACCCCACGATACAGTATTTTCCTTTCAGTGATTCCCAAGTAAGGTCTTCGTCAAGGTTCTGCTTCCAGACGCCCGAAGGAAGCCACGGTGACGACGATTCCTGCCAGACGTTCAATCGGTACATCAGGAAGTCGAGCTGTTCCCCAATCGTCCTGCTGGAAGTGGTCCAGTCGTTTACGAACTCTGATTCATGGATTGTATGCCCCCAAGCTGGATTGATCTTTCTGCCTATCTCGCAGATGTTCCCTTCTGTCAAATCGCTAAACTTGATCGCCTGATCAGCCGCGTAAGCCTGGAACATGAACTGAAAGTCTTCAGCTTCTCCTTTGGCGACTGCAGCTCCGTATTCAAACTGTTCCTTGCCGTATCCATCGGGGTCCGTACCAGCAGTCGAAACTTCCAGTTGAATCGGCTCCTTGCGGCTGATGCCAGCCCGTTTCATACGTCGCATACACGCCCTGTCCACGACGTGTGTTTCGTCTACTAGGACCGATCCATTGAAACCTTCCTTCGACTGTTGGGTGCGTGCGTTCGACGATGAAAAAGGTTTCAATATAGACGCCGTAGGCAAATGGGTCAGCTTCATTTCATTCAGATTGATATTGCATTCGATTTGCAGTTCGGGAGATTGTGCAACCATCTGAAGAATA